CGCGCTTCCCGCCATGCAAAGGGCTTCCTGTGCCGTCCACGATGTTGTCAGTGCTGTTGAATTGGCCATTAACGAGAATGTTTGAAACGGTTGTGCCGATGCCTTCTGTTCGGCCTTGGATCTTGGCGTTAGCGGCGATCTGGCCTTGAATGACGCCTAAAGTAGTGATTGTGCCGTTGAGCTTCGATTCCCACTCCTGCAATTTCTTGAGGAAAGGCAGCGACGGCTTCCCTTCCTTATCAACCAGCGGAGCGCGGATAGCTCCGAATGTCGGTGAAGGTGTCGTGCTCATGCCGACTTCCTATACTGGTGGACAAGGCGCTCGCTCGGCTGATAGCCAGGCTCTGAGTTGGAATAAGCGTCGATGATTCTCCACGGAATGGGGTCGCTGGCCGACAGCTCGTAAACCCTGTCTCTTGATTGGCCGAGCCTGCTCCAGCGCAAACGAGTCTTGTATTGACCGATTTTCCCCGCGCTGGCCTGGTAGGAATTGCTCCAGCTATGCCCGCCGTCATTTGACCATCGCAACATCGCTTGCGGGTCTGAGCCTTGCCCCACGGCAAGCCCCAAGCCTGTCTCTGCTTCCACGATTAACTCGAAGTGGGACATGCGCTCCAACTCAACGGCGAGGTGCGGTGCTCTGCGCACCCTCACGATTGGAACTTCCCCGGCGTCCGTGAAGGTATTGATGCTCATGTTGTAGATTTTTCCGCTGTTCCAGTCGCCTACGAGATGCTTTCCAAAGGCGAAGACATGGCATTGGCTCTGGTGAGCCATGAAATGCCCGTTGGCGACGTTCAGGAAGGCTCGCTCGTGCCACATCTGTGTAGCGGCGTCATAAACCCATGTCGCGCCATCTCCACCGTTGGCCGATGGGAAGTAGAGAACGTAAAAAGAATGGCCCTGGTCCTGGTAGGAATAGGCTCTGGCATCCGTGATAAGCGGATATTTTGACCATGCGTTTTCTACCGCATGATTGCTGATTCTGACCGGCAGATAGCCCTGTGCTTTGAAAGCCACGCCGTTCCCGCGCTCATCCCCGGCAAGCCAGTAAACCGTGTTATCCAGTTTCGAGGTCGCATAGGTCGCTATGCTGCCCTGCTCGATGAATCCGCCAGGAACCACGTCATAGGGAAAGATATTCCCTGAATTGAAGTAAGCCACGCTCTGCTTGACGCCGAAGAGAGCCACTTCCCGATGGTCAATGGCCATAGAAACGATGTTGTCGGGGAAAACCGATACGATAGTTGGCCCGTTTGTCACCCAATCCGTGGCATCGAGGACCTTTGAGACGTACCACTTGCCGGAATTGGCGCACAGAGCGATAAAGAAGCCATCACTGAAGCCCACCAGTGAAATGTAGGCATTCGCCCCGGTGAATGGCATCGTAAACGTGGCGGCAGGAAGCAAAGTCAATACGTTTGTCGCCAAAGTGTAGACGTAGACAGCCCCGCCGCTGGCTAAGAGGAGCTGAGTCGCGCTTGCGGCCATCGAAACTGGCAAGCCGTCCGTGACTACCGCCCCGCGATTGGTGAAAGTGCCGTTGGTAAAGACTTCGTAGAAGATGGCACCTGAAACGGCGAACATCCGGCCATTGATAGTGAACTCGCCTCGCACAGAAGGCCCTACCAGCGTGCAAAATATGGATGTGCCGGGCGTAGGATAGAGCGCTTGAGCGGATTTGCCTTGGCTCTCCAGCGTTTCAACGTACCAATTTTGGGTTTTCTGACAGTCGGCGTTTACCGACTGCGAAGGATAGCTGGGGCCGCAGAGTCCGAATCTAGCGATTTGACACCACCGCGTCGCTGGAGTTCATGCAAAAGTTCTTCAGTTGAAAACTGAAACAACATCCCAATTTTTCTACGATTAGCAATCTGTTCTTTGGGTGTCGCCCATCGAATATTCCCTGGTTCATATCCTTTTTCGTTATCAATGCGGTCAATTGAATGAACATGGCTTGGGCGGAGACCAATAGTATTTTCAAGGTAGGCAAGAAAAACCGCGAAGTCTTTCCATCCCTCAAAGACTTTGATGCCACGTCCACCATAGTTTTTATATTCAGGATTGCGCGGATTGGTGCATCGCTGAAAAATACTCTTGATAGCGTTGTATTCCGGGGAGGGTTTTCCGCCCTTAGTAGCCCCATGAGAGACTTGCGGCGGCAAATTATTAATTGATATTTCTCGCCGCAAACATCCGCAAGATTTAGTCTCTCCGGCAATGAGACACCCTGCGCTAAATACTTTTTGCATCCCACAAGAACATCGGCATATGAAACTTCTACGCCGATGACCCGCAGAATCGAAAGTATCTTTTTGCCGAACAACTTTAAGGCGGCCAAATAACTGACCTGCGTAAATAAAGTGACGGGTTGATGGCATGTTTTGAGTATATCACGCCAATATGTTACAAACCTAGCCATTAGAAGTTTCTCCGACAATCCGAAGCGGGCCATGCTAGAATTCCCCTCGGTGAGCGGTTAGTCTTCCTGCGCGGGAATCGGCTAGTAAGTGGATGAGGACTAAATGCCTCGTTCTACCGCTCATTTAATAATTCCTTCTTCCTGCCGGAGTGTCTGAAATCCAGTTGTATTTGAGCGAACGCGGATTCACGAGCGCTTCGTCGCAGAACGCCTCAATCAACGGCGTGTTCATGGTCTTGAGCTTCGCAATGCTGAGCAAGGCTTGTGCTGCTACCTCTGGCGGCACAGGCCGGCCAAACTCAGGAGCCAAATCGACGGCCAGTGCGTAACGAATCGCCTTCAAGTAGCCGGGCGGAAAGGTTATGTCTGTGGTGAGGTCAAAAGTGGTCAGCGGACTCCAGCTATAAATCCTCACATTGTCGAGAACAGTAGGAATGGGCCAGAAATTCAGGTTTCTGAGCGGAAAAGCCCCATCGTCATAGCATTTGATTGGCAGCGTCGAGGTAATGAGTTTGATGGGAATGGCTTGCCAGCCGCCATCCGTCACCATTTCGAGCGGAAGTTCAAGCGGCTGCGCGGGATTCGCCAGCCAGACCACGCTCATACGCTCAATGCTGGCCGGGCGGGGGATGTTGAAGTTCCCGCCAGTCCCTAGCGTATAGACTTGCTGGCCGGGAACCATCGGGAATTCATTGATATTGAGCGTGAAGATGTTCAGCCGCTCGGCCTGCCAGTTGTCCATCATCTGCTGGAGGATAACCAGGGCGTCAGCTATCTCATTGCCGGAAGGCGTCTCGCCTGAAGCAAGTACGCCAATCAGCCGTAAACTGCTCGCAATGAGGTCGCCACCGTTCAAGCTGCCTCAGCCTTCATCTTTTGGGGATGGTCGCTCCAACCTTCCTTGACCAGCTCTTTCTCTTCCTTGGCGTCATTGGCCACTGCCGTGATGTAGGCATGAAACTCCACCTGCCGCTGTGGTACGCCGTCCTTCATCACGATCTTCTCGTATGCCGGGCTTTTCACGTCGCCTTCGCCCGCTGCCGCTGGCTTGTACATGGCCTTCGGATAGTTCAGGTCTTTCTCTTGCAGAACAGGTGCTTTTGTGGCCATTACTTCACCGCTCTGCGTTCAACGTGCGGCATTGGCCGGGTATCCATTGCGCCATGCCTGCGCTCCGGCCCGGTACTCGTGGGACCATAGGAAACTATGGCGGGCGGCTTCACGGATGATCCCACTTGGCCAGGTGAGCCGGGCTTGGTGTTCGTGAAGTTCGGCGTGTCGAACCATTCCGGGCCAAGTAGCTTCTCTTCCTTCTCGTTCTGAACAACTCGCACAGGCTCCGACTTGCTGTATTTCGCTTTTGGGTAATCCATCGAATCTCCTTTACGTGAGCACTACGAATGAAGACACGTTCCCGTTGCCGGATGAAAGAACCTGCCAGACGCCATTGAAGGCGCGGAGAACCATCCCCGCACCACGGAAGGCTGGAAAGGTAGCCGTGGTCTTGAGAGCCGTACCTCCGGCAAGCAACGAAGTTGCCGTAAGGGTGTGAGCAAAGAGGGTGTCCGAGAAGATGGCAATGGTGAGATTGTCATCCACGCCGACTGTGGGGGCTGTCAGCGTCATGGCATTGGCTGAGCCTGTCTTGATGATGTAATTGCCGGAAACGTGCGGGTTGATGGCATCTGCTGTGCCGTTCAGCAGCGTGATTGGCGCTGAATACGGATTGGTATCGTAAATGTCTTGCTGTGCGCTGCCATCAAAAGCCCCAGCATGGACTAAACCACGAGCCATAGAATCTCCTTTTAATTGGGCGTCTCTACTCGCGGTGCCATCTGGTTAGGAAGAAGTGCGCTGCCAACGCCCGGTAACAGTTCTTCCCGCGAATAGAGTCAGTAACTACGTCAAAACAACGAATGAAGACACGTTGCCATTGCCGCTAGACATCACGTGCCAAACGCCATTGCAAGCCCTCAGAACCATGCCTGCTCCCCTGAATGCCGGGTAAGTGGCGGTAGTCTTGAGCGCCGTACCGCCAGCCAGAAGAGTCGTGGCTGTCAGCGTGTGTGCAAAGGCTGTGTCGGACCAGATTTCAATGATGTTGCCCTCGGCGGATGCCGGGGGAGCTGCCAGCGTCATCAGGTCCGCTTGCCCGGTCTTGATTACATAGAAACCGGGCACGGCGGGGTTGATAGCGTCGGCGGTGCCACTGAGGAAAATGGCAGGCTTGTTTTGTGCGGCTATGGACTCGACAACCGTCAGGGAACGCCCTACGAATTCCCCAAATACCGGGAAATCGGAAGGCAGACCAATCTGCACCTGAGCGCCGACTACGTGAGCAACGGCAGGAGTGCCATATTGCCCACGAACAACAGGAGCAACTGTGCCAACGGGACTACCGATGCACAGCATGAATTCCTGGTCAACAAACAGTACAGTGATTCCGGCTCCGGTTGTGAAGTTCGGGCCGGTAACGCCCGTAGCGGAAGTCAGGTTGATGGTTGCGTCGGTTGCACCGCAAGCTGAAGCTAAAGTAGTTGCTGTGATAGCCATTTCATCTCTCCTTTAGCTGCAAACTCGGCACGCAAGTTCTGCGTACAGCGTTGTCCAGCCGTACAGAACGTCAATACGGGTCGGGAAACGGTCGGTGTTGATGTCATAGGCCCGGACAAGGCGGATAGAGAGGCCCACCTGCTTGTCAGAGACTCGTGCGGCCATGTCCACGCCACCAGGCAGCGGAAGGTCTGCGCACCCCAAAGCAAAAGCGTCCTTGTGGAACGCCAAGCCCTGCGGAGAGGCAGTCGAAGCCGCGCCAAGCACGTTGATGGTTGCGCCGTTGGTGATGGCCGTAATAGGTCCGGTCAGGCCGGTTACGTTCTGGAATGGCCCGCTGAATACCACGGTTGGCGATACGGGGATGTTCATAACGCCGCCGCCCGAAGTCGTGG